GAAAAAGACGATGATTGAAAAAAAATTCCACATATATTTGAATAACGAATGTCTCTATCATTCTTTAAATATAGAAGACTTTGAGATTACATGGAAAATGATTTCCGAATTTCTTACAATCATAGACGATAAAAAAAAAAGACAATCTTTCCTATGAAGAAGTACTTTATTCGAAAGAAACTATACTAAATTCATCACATTGACAATCACTATATAATGTTGTATGATATGAATGCAACTTACATTTTTATGAATTTAAAAGAACAATTTTGCAAGTATCTTCCAGACATTCTTGACGAAAATAAATGTTGGGAATGGAAAGGAGCAATAAATTATTTAAGAGGTGGATATGGGGTAATATGTCATAATAAGAAAACTCTTAAAGCACATAGAGTATCATACGAATTACACTATGAAAAATCTTTAGGTAATCTACATTGTCTCCATAAATGTGATAATCCATCCTGCGTAAATCCAATGCATTTATTTGCAGGAACAAATCTAGATAATGTAAAAGATAAGATAAACAAAGGTAGATGCTATACTGGTCATCAAAAAGGTGAACATAATGGTGCATCTAAATTAAAGGATAAGGATGTAATTGAAATCAGAGAATTGTATAATAATCAAAATTATACAACTATCAAATTAGGAAAGATGTATGGTGTTACTAGATCTACAATTTCTTATATTGTAAATAATAAAACTTTTAAACATTTATTGGAGAATTAATTAAAATGGCTCGTGGATTTACCGTTAAAGCATCTGCCCCCGTAGCATCAAATAAAGAACAAGAATGGGACTATAATCTCGCAAAAGAAATGGTACGAGGCAAATCAATTGTCTTCTGCCTTCCCGGAAGAGGAGTATCCTATACATATCTAAAGAGTTTTGTTCAACTATGTTTTGATCTTGTTCAGTCAGGAGCAAGCATTCAAATCTCACAAGATTATTCATCCATGGTAAACTTTGCACGATGCAAATGTTTGGGTGCGAATGTACTCAGAGGTCCAAATCAACTTCCTTGGGATGGAAAACTGAATTATGATTGGCAACTTTGGATTGACTCCGATATTGTCTTCAATAGTGAAAAGTTTTGGCAATTAGTTCTGATGGACAAAGATATTGCATCCGGATGGTATGCAACCGAAGACGGGCATACAACCTCAGTGGCACACTGGATGGAAGAAGATGATTTCCGCAATAATGGCGGAGTCATGAATCACGAGACCGTCGATAGCATTTCTAAGCGTCGTAAACCATTCACAGTTGATTATGCAGGATTTGGTTGGTTACTGATTAAGAAAGGAGTCTTCGAGCACTCGGAGATGACATATCCATGGTTTGCACCAAAGATGCAAGTCTTTGAATCCGGAGAAGTTCAGGATATGTGTGGAGAAGATGTATCATTCTGTTTGGATGCAAAAGAAGCAGGATTTGAGATTTGGTGCGACCCTCGTATTAGAGTCGGTCACGAAAAGACAAGAGTGATTTGATGACTAACGAATCTTACAATATAATCTGTAAGGGACGTAAAATTTATTCTAATCTTACAGAAGAGGAATACTTCAATACTATGGAGGATCTGTCCGAACAATTTTATCAGACGGGTTCTCCAAATCCAAATGAAATTGAAACTGAAATTATAGGAGAAAATTAATGGCAATTAAAAAATCATCAGGTGGTGGTGGGAAGCAAGTTATTGAATCTCATCCAAAGAAAACCAGACAAGGTTCTGGTGCTCATACTAAGTATGCGGCATCTTCTCGTAATAAAGCACGTAAGAAGTATAGGGGGCAGGGTAAGGGATGACTCCTGATTTAACACTCTACACCTACCTAGCACCTAGTAAAGTCTGTGCTGGAGTAGGTGTTTTTTCTTTAGTTAATATTCCAAAAGGAACAATTATATTCAAACCAAACGAAAAAATAAAAATATTCTGGAATTTAATTTCGGATGACATTTATGATAGAGTAAAATCAATCACTCTTAATGATGATGAAGGATTCTGGATAGATTGCGATCTCAACAAAACTTATGGTGCATATTATATTAATCATACACTTCATAATGAAAATGTAAAATATAATTATGAAGATGGATCTTGGTATTCATCTAGGGATATTTTTAAAGATGAAGAATTACTTAACACATATCAACAGGAAGAAATGGAATGGCTTATTTAAATCATAGTCTACCAGATTGGTCGTGTTACATTCGCAATGAGTTTCTTTATAATCACAAAAAAGGTCATGGCGAAGTAACTAAATGTGATGTTCATTCTGTAGCAAGTATAGAAAAACGTGCTCCTCTTTTTGAAGCATTCTTGGAGAATGGTGTAAATTGGACTAGAAGACCCTTACATGCTTTTTGTTGGGATTCGGATGCAGAAATAGAACCCCTAGAAGACATTATGTATTGGGACTGTTTTTCACCTTATATTGATGTTCAAAGAAGACATAGACTTGCAAATTTAGATGCACAACTCATTCGTCCGGACGGAAAAAAAGTATTAGGAACTTACATGTTCACTCTTGACTGGTCTTGGGAGAATAAAGGAGTGCCCGATTTAAATTTTTCAGAAACTCCGGAGCATAAATGTGCTCATTTATTCAAAGTTGAAACAGGAAATTACTATGCATATCCAAACAATCGCATCATTTGGTATGATAATGCCTGGACATTCAATAGAATTGATAAAAACCCAGGTTATGAAATTGATATGACAGTCTATTCAATAGAAAATAAGAGAAAACTAGAAACATCAGATCATTATATGTACGAAATTACAGATTTAGAGAAGAAATAAATATATTTTTAATAAAATAATAATTGGAACAGTATTCAATGGGAACTCATCTCCTTTTGGAGGTGTATGATGTTAAATTTGACCTCTTAAATGACGTAATATCTCTCCAAGAAACAATGGAGATTGGTATTAATCGGGCAAATATGACTATTTTAAACATTTTTTCCCATTGTTTTCTTCCTCAGGGTTGTACTATTGTTATTGCCCTTTCAGAAAGTCATGTTTCTTGCCACACCTGGCCTGAAAATGGTTGTATAGCAATTGATATCTATACTTGTGGTGAAGGAAATCCTAGACTAGTTGCAATTGAGTTATTAAAATATCTAAATTCCGATAATTACAATCTTCGAGAAGTAAATCGTTAAATAGTAATAGGAGATAGAAACCTCCTTTATAAAAGTTCTGTTTTAAAATTAAAACAGGAGTTTCAAAATGCTATTCGAATCAGAAGAAAATCAAAAAAGACTCATTCAAGAAGTAGTTTATGATGTTGCACCAAAACATAACCTAAAAAAACAGGTTGAACTACACGAAAAAATTCGCAATGATGAAGACTATGATGATTGGTCTTATGGAACAGAACCAAACTATGGTTCTTCCTGGAAGTAAGTATAAATAAATAAAAAACTTTCGTTCAATGGCAATTCAAAGGATATCCAGATCATTCAAAGATATCAGTTTATCCTTTGAACCACATCCAGTAACAAAGGATCTGCCGATACTAAAGAATGAAAATGCAATTCGTAGATCAGTAAGAAATATTGTAGAAACTATTCCAACGGAAAGATTCTTCAATTCACTCTTAGGATCTGATATTACAAAAAGTTTATTTGAATTTGTTGATTTTGGTACTGCATCAGTAATACAAAGTCAAATTGAAATATCCATTAATAATTTTGAACCCAGAGTTAATAATGTAGAAGTTCAGGTGGATCCTATTCCAGATGACAATACCTTTAATGTAACAATTATTTTTGATATCATAGGACAAGAATCTCCAACTCAAGAATATTCATTCATATTAGAGGCAACGAGATAAAATGCCTTTCACTAAATTTACAAATCTAGATTTCGATCAGATAAAGACATCCATCAAAGATTATCTCCGTGCCAACTCTACATTCACGGATTTTGACTTTGAGGGATCTAATTTTTCGGTATTAATAGACACTCTGGCATATAATACCTATATTACCGCATTCAACTCGAATATGGTTGTGAACGAATCCTTTCTGGATTCTGCAACTGTTCGTGAAAATGTTGTTTCACTAGCAAGAAATATCGGTTATGTACCTCGTTCTAGAACAGCAGCAAAGGCACAAGTATCATTTAATATCCCCACAACCGCAACTCCCACACTTACCTTACAGAGAGGTCTAGTCTGTATAGGTTCTGTAGATAATACCTCATACACATTTTCAATCCCAGACAACATATCATCAAATGTTGTCGATGGATTTGCATACTTTAATGATATTGAAATTTATCAGGGGACATTCTTAACGAAACAATTTGTGGTAGATGGATCTCTGGACCAAAGATTTATATTAAACAATTCATTTATAGACACTTCCACCATCTCAGTCTATGTGAAGGGAATTAATGATAGTGGTCTTGGAGTAGAATATTTTTCTGTTGACAATATTCTTGAAGTAAATTCAACCTCAAAAATTTATCTTTTACAAGAAGTTCAGGATGAAAAACATGAATTACTTTTTGGTGATGGACTGATTGGACAAAAATTAGAAAATAATGCGGTAATTACGGTAAATTATATTGTTACTGATGGTGAAGATGGTAATGGTGCTTCTTCATTTTCTTTTGCCGGGAGCACTAGTCCAAATAGTGAAACAGGTTCGGTCTCTGTTATAACGAATCAGTCATCTCAAAATGGTTCTGAAATAGAATCCATAGATTCTGTCAAATATTTTGCCCCAAGAATTTATTCCTCCCAATATAGAGCAGTAACATCAAGAGATTATGAGGCAATTATAAAAAAAATATATCCAGATACCGAATCAGTTGCTGTTATTGGAGGTGAGGAATTAGATCCACCAGAATTTGGTACAGTATCAATAAGTATTAAACCAAAAAATGGAACTTTTGTTTCCGATTTTAATAAAGAACAAATTAAAAATAAATTAAAGCAATATAGTATTTCTGGAATTAATCAAAAAATAATTGATCTTAAGATATTATATGTAGAAATTGATTCATCAATTTATTACAACTATGCTCAAGTATCGGCAGTAGAATCATTG